GTATAATACTGGAAAACCTGCAAGGTCCCTTTCTATACCTATACCCTCTATCTCTTCAATATGTTTCTTGAAGTACCAAGGCCTATACGCATTTCTTAACAGTGATTTGCCTTCTGGATTATCCCTTAATACCCTAGTTCTAAACAAAAGCCCTTTTGACAGTGGTATAACTACAGTTTTGCCAGTATTAGGGTCGTGTTGAACAAACGCCTTAATATCTCCCTCCTCGTCGAATAGCCACTCGTGCAACGTGGCTTGCGACCTGATAGGCATTCTTCTCCATCCTATCCTGCCGTCTGAGTATTTGCTCCTGAACTTACTATTTCTCTCATGAGGTCCTCGTCTAATCTTATAGACAATTTCATGGAAACTGAACCCATAGGTTAACATAGATAATATCTCAGATATTGTATCAGCCCATGACGTATCCATATCATGCATACAAGAATACAGGAACTCCGCTGCTTCTTTATCTACGAGCTTGTTTGATGCTGCTTCTGTTGTCCATTCGGCGTTGCGTATCAGCATCTCAGCCAAGTACAATATAGCACCCACAACTGGGTCATTATCCGCCATCTCTTGGTATATATCGCCTGCTCTTGGCCATCTGAGCATTGGCAGAAACTCTTCATACACATATCCGCCATGTCTTCGCAAACCTGTTGAGCCCAGCTGTTTATAATTAATCCTTTTCAAAATCAGTCACCTCCTACCTATTTAGTCTGCTCCAGTATGAACCCCCTGACTTCTTAAGACTAGTAGGTCCTACATACAGCACCTTATTTCTAAAATATACAAATGCTCCTGAAAAAGCATCTATGGTATCATCATTACTACCGTACGGGAACACATCAGCTTCATCAAAGAACGCTGTCATATTCCTACACCTAGTAGATATAAAGACTCTCCCACCCTGCGCAGCTGCTGATGCAGGCCTTGCTCTCTCAACCTTAGAACCTGTGGATAATACTCCCTGGAAATCATATCCTTGTAGAACATTTCTCGCATAGTGGTCTATAGTTATAGCACCAGATGAACCAGGCTCTTGTTCCATCCTTATAGCACAGTCATATCCATCCAGCTGCGCGGTCTCAGCGATAATCTTCTCAACATCATGTGGGCTCTTCTGAACCCTTATTATGTCTTCTATCCAGTACAATCCTTGATGGTACGCAAGTTTGAAACCCACAGTATAGTCAGGTTCTCTTTTTCTTCCTTTACCCCTACGTTTAGATGGGTCTGTAGAAGCCATATCCCAGAACCTAACTCTCTGGGCTGTAGCTGGTATGCTGTCGGCAGGCACTATAGTAAACCAATCTCTAGAGAACATATCACCTTTTTCACGCACTTCCCAGTTACCGTTTAATAATTGTTCTCTAGTTACCGGGTCTAGTTCTGCAAGTGATTCCTTATATTCATCAGCATCCAAATACGGATTATCCGCAAGTCCGGCTGGTATAAATACCCTTCCAGCCTCTTCCCCTTCTACAAAGAATCTCTGATAGTAAAACTCACCATATTCGCCTCCCGGGTTCGCAGTGGCCCTGAACCTTAGTGGAACTTTAAGGTGCTTAGGCTTTCTAAGACGTGAAAACAGGTATCTGTAGTTGTTAGGAGAGATATGGGTCACTTCGTCCATGCCAATAAACTGAAACTGAGCTCCCTGATAGCGGTAACAGTCATTATCAGATTCTAGGTATCCGAACGCCAATGTGGCGCCAGAAGGGAACGTATACTTCTTTTCCTTCTCTGACCACTTGACTTCCCCTGATTCTACAAAGGGCATTAACCAGTCCTTTGACATAGAAATCAAGGCGCCTGGTAATGCTAAGTCAGCATACGTCTTACGAAACAGTATCGCAGAATAACCTGGTATATCTACAAATTGTAGTGCGCCCATCAGCTGCGCGACACTTTTCCCACCCCCAGCGGCACCAGTCAGCCGCCATACAAGATTTCTTTAACGTCGTTCATCAACAGGAATGCACGTTGCTTTGGTGTCGGCTCATATGGTATATACTTAGTCAACCTTGGTGTTAAAGCTTTTTGTAGAGCCGTGATGTCAACGTTCGTTAAATCAATCTTGTCTGGCATTAATACCACCTCCAGTCACTACTATCTTTGGCTCTCAATCTTTGATATGGCGCTCATACTTACAACCACATTCACTGCATTCCACAATAGCATCATATTCTCCGCAAACAACCTTGTCATTACCACAATCAGGACATCCATACTCTATCTTTTTTAATCCATCAATAACAAATTCAATACCCAATTTTATTACTTCAAGTTGGCGAATCATTTTCTTGTAATTCATTTCTAATTTCATAACTAACTCTGACCTTTGAGCCATCTATCAATCCTCTCCTTCCTATCATCGCTATAGAACTTCTGCTTCACGTACCACTCCTCCATGTTGCTATCTGACTTAGAACTGTTACACCGAACACAACTTGGCACAATATTTTCCCTTACTGTCTTACCTCCCTTGTTCACCGGAACCACATGGTCCTTGGTAAGCTTAATACTCCTAGATTGTTTCCTACCGCAAAATGCGCACCTTCCTCTGAAGTACAACACTGTATCTTTCCAATCCTCGAAGGAATACCCATCCTCCTCGCCGGTGCGGTGCTTGGTATTGTTTAAGAATTTAGCCAGCTCCTTCTTGTTAATCTTTCTACTGATGTTGTAACACTCCTTGCAATCGGCCCTGTACCGCGTCGACCCATCTTTGAACTTACCATTCTTAGGAAACTCAGTCAGTCTCTTTTCCAGCCCACATACCTTGCATACTTTCGTCATTCTTTAACCACAATTTCTGTAGTTTGTTTCACCCCAATAGCCTTGAACACATTGGCTTTAACCAGTATATCCAGAACCTCTTTGAGGTCCTCAGTCTTTGTAGGGCTATTCTTTAAGTTAGGATTTTCATCCACAAGCTCGGGTCGTAACACGTCAGGGTTGTGCAATCTAGCTTTCCTCTCTAACTCTGCAGATAGTTGAAGTAGCCCCTTAATATCCTTAGGCTCCAACTCATACGGGTCAATAGCATTTATCGCAGTAGCCAGCTTCTCATTCAACGCTTGAGCCATTTCAATATGCTTCTTGTTCATATCTAATATCTCCTGCTGGCGTTGCTGCAACGTTAGGTTATCTACATACTTGGCCCAGGCCTGCAGCCTCACTGGGAAGTCCCATCGAGCTCCTATCTTTTTAACTACAGCTACTGTAGTTCCTAGTTGCTCAGCGACCTGTCGGTACGACGGTCTCTTGCTGGGGTATATGTCCCTGTAAGCCAACCAGATCTGCCATTCCCTGTCAGTCTCAGCAGGCTGGCGCTCCCACAGTTCTAACTCTGCTTCTCTAGCTACATCAATCCAATTGAAGTTATGGTGACGGTAATATGAAACTCGGTTGTTTTCAGCTTTCACGCAATCTTCACATAAATGTCTGTTGGTTTTATGAGGTGTTTTTTCTTGGCCGCACCTGCTACATTTGACTAACATTTGCTCACCCCCTCAAATATATTATACGCAGCTGAGAACTACAATAGCACAATTATTGCAAAAGAGTATATTCACGGACTCGTAATATCGGTCCTTAAATAAGGCCCTTATAAAACCCTAGGGCGCCTCGTCACGGACTCGTAATAATTATTTTAAACATGTACGCGCGTTATATATTTATACGTATAATAAACCCGTAATTTCTGGACTAATAGTTCCCGGATTCCATAAATCCAGTGCCGCGGCGCTAGGGGCCCGCTGAAATTGTCAGAATATTCTGGCAATTTTTGGACTATTCAGAATATTTAGAATATTTTAATTATTCAGAATATTTTAAATATTCAGAATATAAAAACTTTAAAATTTTTAAAAAAAGCTATTTACTTTTTTATATATTTATGCTATAATATAATTAAGTAATTGATCTTTGACAACTTAATAATAATTTAGTCTAATTGAGCTAGCTTTTAGCACATTGAAAAAGCTCATAAAAGCAAAAAGCTTATAAAAGCAAAAAGCTCATAAAAGCAAAAATTAAAAATTGGAGGTATGTAAAATGTTAAAAAGTATTGAGAAAATTGCTAAAAGCTATGCGAATGTTGAAGAGGTTAAAAAAGCTATAAGAAGTCTTCAGTCGAGAAAATCAAGACTTAAAAAGCAAAAAAGCCGCGAAGACTACGACGAAAAAATGACTGCAATATTGAAAGAAGAACAATTATTAAAAGAGGTTAGAGACTACTTCGAGCCTAAAAAAACACCGGTCACGCAAATGACTAAAAAAGATATAGAACAATTAAACTACGAAGAGACTATAAGAGCTATCAAAAGCATCCAAAGCAAAAAATGTTTAGTTCAACACGCAACTGAAGATATAAATGACAACGTAGAATACAAAAAAGCATGTGAAATTGAACAAATGCTATTAAAGCATAAAGAAAAAATCAAGCCAATTGAGAAGAAATTAATCAAAAAGTCAGATATAAATGACTTAATAAATCACCTACAAAATCAAGACACTAAAATAGAAACAGAATATGCTATAAGCTTACTGAAAAACTTGCTAGATAAATAAACCTAAAACAAGCTAGCTCAATTAGGCAACAACATTAAAGAGGAATAGCCCACGCCTCTATAAACAAAACCCGCTAGGGGGAAAAGGGCCTTGAATTGTCTGAATATTTAGACAATTTAGACTATTTTATAATCAGCTTCGACTAGTCAACGCAATGCTGCGCAGCATAAAAGCAATCAGCTTTGGTTAGTCAGCGCTGAGCTGTATTAAAAGTCTTAAGCTATTGTTAATTGTTGTCAGTTGCTAAAAGCAAATAAAAATGACAGCTAAATATAGCTGTCATTTTTAATTAATTAATTAGCACCAACCTTCTAATTCAGTCTTAAAATATTTAACAGCGTCCAACAGGCCTTGAATCAATGCAGCGTGGTCATAAGCTTTAAGCTGAATATTGCCAACAGTTATTATTACTTCGCAGCCACCATCAGCTATATTATTTGCAGCGTCTGATAGCGCTTTAATAAAGTCAGCAACTGCTTTTAGATCGCGGCCATTTTCAGCGTCAAATATAATCATATATAATCACCTCCTAATTATATTATATCATATATTAGCGCGGATAGCTTAAGCAATTTATTTTTATGAATATAGCTGCAGCAGCTTCAGTTAGCCGAAATGGCACTTTGATGCAGCAGCTTCAGTTAGCCGAAATGGCACTTTGATGCAGCAGCTATAGTCAGCTTGAACCAAGCCTTGATGATGCGATTTTTGTTTGTTAGAAACGTGCGTAACTGCATAAAAGCAATCAGCTTTGGTTAGTCAGCGCTGAGCTGTATTAAAAGTCTTAAGCTATTGTTAATTGTTGTCAGTCGCTAAAAGCAAATAAAAATGACAGCCAAATATGGCTGTCAACTTTAATTAATTAATTAACACCAATCTTCTAATTCAGTCTTAAAATATTCAACAGCGTCTAACAGACCTTGAATCAAAGCAGCGTGGTCATAAGCTTTAAGCTGAATATTGCCAACAGTTATTATTACGTTGCAACCATCAGCTACATTACTTGCAGCGTCTGATAGCGCTTTAATAAAGCCAGCAACTGCTTTTAGATCGCGGCCATGTTCAGCGTCAAATATAATCATATATAATCACCTCCTAATTATATTATAACATATATTAGCGCGGACGACTTAAGCAATTTATTTTTATGAATATAGCTGCAGCAGCTTCAGTCAGTCTGAACCAAGCCTCAATAATGCGATTTTTGTTTGTAAAAAACGTGCGTAACTGCATTAAAAGCAATCAGCTTTAGTTAGCCAGCGCTGAGCTACACTAAAAAGCTTTAAATCATTGTTAGTTGTCATCAGCTGCTAAAAGCAATATTAAAACAGACGTTGTATAACGTCTGTTTTAGCATTGGATGTCACAGTCGACCGTGTCTTGCTGATCGTCTTCGTTTAATTGTTTAATATACTCATCCAAAGCTTGCTGCAGGCCACTGATAGGCCCTGCGTAACTGAAAATCATTGTTTTCATTGTCATCATCCTCCTATAATTTTATTATACTTGCAATTTCTTTCAGTATGTTTAGACTGTTAACGTCTAATTCTTCAAGTATTTCTGTTAGCGTTCCTCTAACACTGCAGCCACTGTTAATATCTTCGATGTCGTCAGTTACACATATGCTGTAATCATTGTCAGCATATTTAGTTATAATTATATTATTCATTATATCACCTCCAATTATATTATAACATATATTCATGCAGACGACTTAAGCAAATATAACTTCTGAATATAACTGCAGCAGCTATGGTCAGCCTGAGCCGGGTTGTGTATCTACAGTCTTGTGTGCAGCTTCAGTCAGCCTGAACGGGGCCTCACCGTAGCGGTGTTAGTCAACTAGAAACGAAATGTGCCGCGCTAAAAGCAAAAAGAAAACGGCCGCATTCGAACGGCCGCTTCTGTTAGCTTATTTCAACTGTTAAAAATCGTCGCATATATTCGTGAATAATTTGACGGAACGCAGCTTTCCAGTTGCCGGGTGCTATATACGATTCATATCCGAATTGAATCCAATCGTCGAAGTACATATACAGCGTATGTTGATATTCAAAGTCGTACGTTTCATCCAGTAATTCAATATCCGCTGACTGCACTATATCGGCGTCGTCCAT